CAGATAATCCGTTATCTGGCGTTGAATCATTATCAAGTAAAGTTAAATTAAAAACACCTGTAGAGGTATGAGATGCCAATACTCGATAGAAGAAATAATCAATTAATTGAGGATAAGGATACGAGGGTATCTGTTGGAATAAACTTTCCTTTTGCTAGAGTTCCAAATCAAGATGGATATTTTTCAACAACCAAAACAACTATTGAGTCGATAAAGAACAACATCAGATTATTATTACAAACACAAAAAGGCGAAAGAATGTTTCAACCAAATTTAGGAATGAACATCCGTCAGTTTTTATTTGAACAAATAACAGAAGACACTCAAGTTCAAATTGAAAATGATATTGTGGATACATTCAATACTTGGTTGCCTTTTGTGGAGTTAAGAAAAATAGACATAGATACTAGCAATCAAGATAAAAATCAAATTAACATCGAGATAGTATTTAATATTAAGAGAGCACCAAATACAATTGAATCTGTTGGTGTAGTGTTGGAGTAAGGTAATGGCATATTCACAAGACCAAAAATACAAACCATCAAATGTAAGATACACGAGTAAAGATTTTACATCAATTAAATCTGATTTGATAGAATATACGAAAGCTTATTTTCCTGATACATATAAAGACTTTAATGAAACATCACCTGGTATGATGATGATTGAATTAACAAGTTATGTTGGGGATGTTCTTTCTTATTACATTGATTACAATTATAAAGAAAACGTTTTAGCAACTGCTACAGAAAAAAGAAATGTGGTTAGGTTGTCTGAATTTTTAGGATATAAAGTATCACCTAATACACCATCATTAGTTAGATTAAGAGTCACCACCGATGTGGGAGTCGATGCCGATGGTAATGTGGATTATAGTGATGCACCACAAAATCCAATAAATAGTGGATTACAGATACAATCAAATATAGATTCTAATTTAAAATTTGAAACGTTAGGTGAGATTGATTTCACCGTATCAGGTTCGCCTGATGTTCCACCAGTTGGAGCACCAACTTCATTTAATGCTAACGGAGAAGCAACAGGTTATACATTGACAAGATTTATACAAGCTGTATCCGGCGAAACCAAAACAAAATCATTTACCATTACAAGCCCAACTAAATTTTTAGAATTGGATTTAGGTGAGGATAACGTGATAGAGGTTTTAAATTGTGTAGATTCTTCAGGACAGAGATGGTATGAGGTTGATTATCTAGCACAGGATAGAATATTAAAAGAAAGTCATTACACACAAGATGGTCGTGGTAATGCTTATAATCAAGACATTGTTGGTGGTGGTATATCAAGTGATGTGTCTATTCCGTTTACATTAGATTATATCAATACAAACAAAAAATTTACAACTAAAATAGATTCCGATGACAACACGACAAAACTACAATTTGGTAATGGATTAAATAGATTAAATATTTCAGGTTCAAGTGGAGCTAGTTTATTTTCAATGATTGAACAACAAGGATTGAATTTATCTGGTGTTCCAAGTAGTGTGATAAATGCCAGTTTAAATAACCTAACAACCAATAATTCTTTAAATCTTGGTGAGACACCATCAAATACCATAATGACCATAACCTATAGAGTGGGTGGTGGTGCTCAATCAAATGCTCAAGCTGGTGAGTTAACCAAAGTAACCAACTCGGATGAGTCAATAACGATTATAAATGATGAACCAGCTTTGGGTGGGACTGATGGCCAAACAGTTGATGAGATAAGGGAAAATGCTAAATCATTCTTTGCTTCACAATTAAGATGTGTAACTCGTGAGGACTATCAAGCCAGAATATTAAATCTACCAGCAAAGTTTGGTAATATTGCTAAATGTTATGTTTACAGAAATGATGATATTGGGACATTGAAAATTTATACATTGTCTTATAATCAACAAAGACAATTAGTACAAACTCCTTTATTGGCATTAAATAATTTAAGATTATATATTGAACAATTCAGAATGATAAATGACTCGTTGGATTTTGGATTTCAATTAATTGATGATATATTTTCTGGCTACATTATAAACTTCGGAGTTCAGTTTGAAGTAAATTATGATAGAAGATTTAATTCTACCGATGTGAAATTAGAAACCATAAATGTCATTAAAGAGTTTTTTAAAGTAGGAAAGATGCAATTTAGACAACATATAAATCTTGGTGATTTAAAATATAATATATTAGGATTGGATGGTGTTATTGGGATAAAAACATTAAAGTTAATACAAGATACTTCAGAGATAGATAATTTTCCAACCTCATTGAATTCAAAGAAATTTCACTTTTACAAAGGTGATGGAACTCCATCAGTTGACGGAACTGCTGGTTATGGATTTCAATATAACTTTGAAAATGCCACAGTAAATGATATTGTGAAACCATCTGTAACACCAGCGATATTTGAATTGAGAGATCCTGATAATGACATATACGGGAGGGTAGTCTAATGCATCGTTATTTTTTTGCTGTCAAGGATGCCTTTATCAATAGTGGTTCTGATGAATTTACTGGTGATGATTTTAAAGATAAAAACACTGGTCAAGACGAGATATTAGAAATTAAAAAAGTTTTTTTTAATCAAGAGTTTCATTATCAAACAAGAGCATTGATTCAATTTGACACGGATGAAGTAGAGAGTTATATTAGTTCATCCGTATTACCTAAAGACTATGAGGTTTATTTAAAATTATATGAAACCAAAGGTACGAGTGGTTTAAGTGAAACCTATGATGTTGCTGCTTATCCATTAAGTCAAGAGTGGGATGAGGGTATTGGTAAGGAAGCAGATAGACCAAAAACAACAGAAGGATGTAGTTGGAAATTTAGAAAAAATAGAGCTGGTGTTGAATTAGAATGGACAACACAGGGTGGAACTTATGCTTCTACTGATGAGGTAACACAATCCTTTTCTTTAGAAAAACCTGATATCGATATGGATGTTACGAGTATAGCAAAGAAATGGTTTAGTGGTGATAATGAGAACTATGGATTTTTAATAAGACTATCTGGCAGTAGAGAAACATCAAGTGGTAGTTTTGAGGATTTAAAATTCTTTTCACGACAAACCAATACAATCTACTCTCCTAAATTAGAAGTAAGATGGGATGACCATGCTCCATCAACGGGCTCAAACACTGGCAGTTTAACTCCATTGGATTTATCAGGACAGGTAGAAAATTATTTATATCAGTTACACACAAGGGAAGCTTACAAAGAAACGGAAACAATTAAATTTAGATTTGGTGCTCGTAAGAGATACATTGATAAGAGTTTCACAACATCAATACAGACCGTAAGTGGTAGTTACTTTGCTGAAGGTAGTGCTTCATATTCAATAATTGATATGGCAACAAATGAAGAAGTCATTCCGTTTGGTGCTTATACCACAATGAGTTGTGATTCAGTTTCACCTTACTTTACACAAGATTTAAATGGATTTGAGCCAAACCGAGCTTATAAAATTTTGATTAAAGTTAAACACAATGATGACCAAACTCTTATATATGACGATGGTTTTGAATTCATACTAAGGAGTTAATTATGGCTCACATGTCAGGATCAATGGGGCATTATGGTGGTGGATATGGAACTATTAGAATTTCACTACAAAATGACTTAGGATTTCAATCAGGTACCACGGTTTCATACTCAACAGGTACCCCACCAACGTTAGTAAACCACGGTGAAGTGGAGCTATACAGAATAAACGGAGATTTATTTTTAATTGATCCTCAATATACATTAGGCACACCTAATGCTCCACCATTTGACACGAATGATACTATAGTATTAAATTATTCATCACCTACAATAATAGCATCTGTTAGTAATATCAACATGAATAATTTTAATTTCATAACAGAAATTAATTTAGATTCGCCAATCGTATCACCATCACAATTTGTATATAGGTTTGGAGAATTAGCAGGTACACCTTATTATGGTGCTTATCACAAACATCAAGACGGAACATTGATGATTAATGCTGGTGAATTAAATGTTTCTCATGATATGATACCCGAAGAAATAATCATACCACGAGAAGAGTTTGATTACGGTGCAGAAGACACGACAGCATCCACTACATTTGACATAGACGAAAATGTAATCAAAGAAACCTTTTCTGACTTGGTTTATGCGAAGTGGTTTAGTGAGTTGGATGAAGATTATGCAAGTTCTACTTTTTTTGATATGACACAAGGTGGACAAGAAACATCAATCGATTTAAATTTAAATACATTACAAACCACGATTAGGGATGGTCAGATAACAACTGGTAGACAAGAAAACGAAACATTGGTATTTTTTAAAAAGGATAGAAACACGCCAGAAAATAAAAAAGATTTAACTGATGGTAAACTATCATTGGTTATAAACAACATAAGTTCTAGTTTTGTTGACAATGGTGTTGTTGATTTAAGTGAATTTATATCAGACAAGATATCTGTTGTGTCTGAATTATCTCCTGACGAAGAGGTTGTGACGCTAGAAACAATAGATAAATATGGATTAATGGAATATATGCCAGCAGCACAAGGTATGCCAGAAAGTTTTAAAATAAAAAATGTAAAGTATAAATTAAGATATAGAAATGAGCAGGTTAAAATTGATGTTCCGTTTGGTGA